TTTTACCTTGTCGGCCCAATACGCCGCACTCATTCTACCTTTCTTGATGTTCTTGGCGTGCCGAGCCTTAAATGATTTACGTTTTTGTTTCATACGATCTGACTCACCGGCTTTAGGTTTGCCAGCAGTCTTCGCACCCTGTTCACCGAAACGAATAATCTTTTCTTTACCACCGCTACATGCTTTTACCACATGCGACTTCTTGGGGTGGTTGGGAGTGCGCTTCGGTTTGTTGCACTTCATCTTAGATTTATCAAGTCTTTCAGCCATTATTCTGGTATCTCCCCTACGACTTCTAGGAATATGGACAGATCAGCGTCAGCCAAAACTGTACCTGTCGAGGTTTCTCTAATCTCTATGACTGCCCCATACGCCTGCCCACCAGAAGCCGTACGGCTGATCGACCATGTTCTAGTAGTGCCAAGGTTGAGCCACGTGCTTGTGGTACCTGTATCTGGAACAGCACTACCCGGAGTCGGCGTCCAGCGGACATCATAATCAGATACCGAGCCTGTGCCAGTTAACCACTCGTATGACTGGCTACCGCCAGAATTGGCACTGCCCACAACAAACCCATCGTCTCGTACAGAATATGTAAACGTAGCTGTTGCAGGCTCAAACACTAAACTAATATAGTTGCCGTCCAATAGCACAACTTCCGCCGGTGGTGGCGGAGGCGGGCCGGGAGGTGAGATAACCTCCCCCAATGGTCTACGGGCGGCAAATGTCATTAACTAAAATCCTTAATTAATGTTGCATACCAAGACGAGCCAATGCGGGTTGCGGTTAACAAATCGACCTCACCGGCGCCAGTAGACAGCGAAGGTGCTGCACCCGAAGGCCATTTAAACGAGGCAGGCCAACTCATAGTTCGACTACCTGTACCATCTTGGGTTAGGAGTACGTTGACAGTCTGCCCTGAACCGATGTTATTTAACACCAAAGAGCTTACGTTTTCTGTCAGCGTGACTGTAAAAACATTCGACGTATCACAATCAAGGGTCAAAGTTCCAGAGGAACTAGAGGCTGACTCAACTTTAGTGTATGCGCCGCCTTCAACAGAGATGGTGCCGACATCTGTAATCTCGCTTACACCATCAATAACTCCGCCTGTAATGTTTACATTCGCGATATTAACTGTATTGGACCCACCGGGAGTTAGGTTTAGGTCAACGAATCCGCTTGTAGAAATTGTGTTGCCAGATAGAATAACATTACCGGCCCTAAAACCAGTGGTGCTAATTGCGCAAGCGCTTGCTACACCATTACCACTATGAATAGTAACTAGCGGACCTGTAACGCCGCCGTTTACGTGAAGTAGTTGCGTGTACGTAGAACTAATGGATTCGTTTGTTAAATTAGTAGGCATAGCGCACTCCAAAAGGCAAGGGGCCAAAAGGCCCCAGCCAGATTAAGAAGGTGTTACCGCATTAGTACCATCAGCATCGACCCAATCATCAGTCGCGCCGGAGCCTAAAGCTACCTTCAGTTTTTCATTTGTTGAATCGAGAACAACTGCACCCGCAGCTTTGTTGGTCGTGTTGACCGCAGCACTAGAATCAGCAATATCAGCTGCTGAGGCAGATGGAACCCAAAGGGCTGCTGAAGCAACAACAGCACCAGTCAACGAAGCGTTGGTCAAGGTTACATCGTTAAGAGTACCGCCTTCTGCAAGGAAGTTGTCCCGAACAATACCACTATAGACACCCATAATTAATCTCCTTTAAGGAGGGGGGCCGAAGCCCCCCAGCCGTTACTTGGCAGCGACGTTGGCTACGATTGCATAAGCATGCAGAACGCAGTCAGTTGGAACCGCTGTGTTTAACAGAAGATCAATCGTGTCTGCTGAAGTGACAGCAGTTGGGTTAGCCAAGTTAGCAATACCATAACCAGCTGCATTTGAAGCCAAATCATCGGCGTAAGCATTAGCTGCAGCAGGCGTACCGCCTGTGAAACCAAAGTCAAATGTAGCAGTAGTATTGGTAGACTCAGGGCTTACCACCTGCAGACCAGCTGACAAGACGACTGAACCGGCGGGGAGAGCAATAACTTCCAGCGTATCTGCTGCAGATAAAGCCGTAGCACCGGCAGCCGCACGAGCAGCCACGATTTGAGCGAAGTCCAATTCGACAGAGAACTTAGACACATCCGTTACATCTGCTGGAAATGCCGCGCTCCCTTTGTTGAACCCTAGAGAATCACTGTAATTAGCCATTTTTATTTACCTCGTAGATCAAGCGAATTGGATGACAGACTCTGACAGAGCTTCTGGCTTGACCACTTTGTAGCCATACACTTGAAGACCACGGATGATATCACCGAAAGTGGACTCAGAGCGGATAGACTCCATGTTGGTCATTTGAGAAGCAAAGGTAAAGCCCATGTTGTGACCAGCGACCAAGTGGAACTTATTGCTGTCAGTCACTTTCAGGTTGTGGCTAACATAAATGGTGAAACGGTCAATCATACCGAGACGGCCATTACGAACAATAGAAGTTCCGTCGCCAGACAAAGAAGCGTCCTTCAGCTCTGACTTCTTAATCAAACCAGCGAATTTAGCTGGAACGACCATGAAGCGGTTTTGCTCAGGAGCGTTAGCTTCGTCAAGGACAGTACCCATGTCAACGATCAAATCAACGACAGACTTAGTACCGCCAGCGCCTGAAGAAGTAACTTGCAGGGGAGAAGCAGTAGTACCGAGGTTGAAAGATGAAGTTTTCTCACCAGCAGTAGCGCCTTTGTTGAAAGCACCGATGTCGGGGAGAAGATCAGTCAGAACGCGTTGGTCGATCTTGATTTTCATACGCTCTGAAGCATCTTTGGTCCAAGTGTCCATCAAGTTGATGTCTGACTGAACGTTGTCCACATCGTCTTCAACGCAAGCGAAGTATTCGCCTTTGTCGATCAACAACTGGATTTTTGGTTTGTCAGGGTTTTCAACGGTCAGAGTTTGGCCTTTGACATAATCACGGATGGTGATTTCCGGAGTGGTGCGGATGTTAACCGTGTCACCGAACTGACGGATTTCGCCTTCGTAATCAGTGTTTGAAATGGCAGCGAGAACAGTTGCATCGTAAAAGTTCTCAATCAATTTGCCAGACCAAAGCTCTGGGATAAAGTTGCCGCTATAGTTAGGGCGGCCGGGTGATACTGGGAAAGCCATGATAAGACTCCTCTAATTACGCATTTACTTGGATACGATTCTCGCGTTGTGCCGCAAAGATATCGCGCTCAATTTTATCGCGCTCAGATTCCCGACCCTTGTACTTACCCTGCCGAACATCAGTAAAGAACTTCTCGATATCCTGCGGAGTATATACACGTCCCTTGCTAGGTTCAGGGGTCCCAGAGTTCTTAGACCTACCGGGGGCTACCTGCTTTTCTAACTCAGGAGCGGGTTTCTTCACGCTTTTTTCAGGTCGAGCAACAGAGGCTTGTCCATTATTCTCAAGCCATGTTTGGAAGAATGTCGCTACACGTCGAGCATCTAGTGATCTCTGTGCATCCTCAAGGTATGTTTGGCGCGTAATACCAGTTAGCGGATCGGTTTGGAGCAACCAAGATTGGAAGTCTTGATCGTCGTTTACTTCCCGCCAGTTAGGTACAACATTTGTCAACTCAGACCAAAATGCCTGCTCAGATGAAGCTGCTTGTTTCTGTGCTACAGCTTGCACTTGAGGGACAACATCAGACTGAAGCTGCTGGAGATAGCCTTCCAACTGCGCAATTCGCTGAGCAACCGAGCCTAACTCCTCTCTGGTTACTTTACGCATCACATCAATAGATTCGCCATATTCCTCAACATCTTTCTCGGTTACGAGTTTCTCTGCCTCTACAGGCTGTTGGCTGGCTGCTTCTTTCTGTGATGAAAGCGAAGCTAAAAGCTGTTCCATCTGTTGTAACTTCTGGTGCATCTCTTTGTTCTGAGCGTGCAACCGTGGTACTTCTGCGTTGTACATTCCTTGAAGCGTCTTGTATTTCTGCAAGATAGCTTCTTCCGAGACTTTTTCACCATCAGGTTTTTGCTCGGATTCTGATGGCGGAGCTGCATCCTCCGGTGCATCGTTCTCGTCGGCCGCTTGTGCTTCTACAACTTCTTCTTGCTGTTGGTCCTCAGCAACTTCTTGTTCATCCACAGAAGGCTCATCGGCCGGAGGAGTTTCCTGTACCTCGCCTGTTTCCTCTGTTTCCTGATTCAGTTGTTTATAAAGCTCTTGCACAGCCTCGCTCTGCTTACGGATTTGCTCTGGAATTGCCATTTGTTACGCTCCTTTATGGTGTGCGTTATTAGACGGCTGTCTGGCTACGACTTTGCCGCATGATCTGGGGCCTCTTTAGCGAGCTTGTAAATCTCGCACAACACTTGGCAGCGACCCTGTAAAACTGCCGCGTGGTTTATTGCCTGAGGAAGTTGCTCTAGTTCACGCATGCGCCAATCGTTCAAATACTCCAGAAGTTCTGGGTACTGGCGTACGGTAGACGCTAACGCTTTAATGACCTTTTCGTCGGGCCTAATCATGCTGCCCCTCCGGGTCCACTAACTAGATTTGCTTCCTGCCCACCTTTGGGTGTGCCATCAGGTTCGAGTGGAGGTAGAGTCTGACCTTGCTGTTGTTGCAAAGCCTGCATGTCTGCCTGCAATCTATCCTTGTATGACATCTCCTCCCGAGATGGGACTACATCATCTACTGGCATTTGCAACCCTTTGGCCACTTCGCGAAGAATCGCTGCACGGCCTTCCTTACCAATAATCTCGACATCGACAGGATTGGCGGTTGCGTTAAGGAATTCGATTCTGCGGACGTTGACTGTCTCTTTAACCGCAAGGTTGATAGAACCTTTTGGCACGACTTCCACATCGCCTTTGATGCTTTCGTCTAGGTCATACCGCATGTTATAGATAAACTGTCTCTGGACGATGGGCTTAACCACGTCCGTATCAATATACATAACTACTTGTCGGATGCCCTTACCTGCAGCACCCATAAGCATTGACAAGCCAGATGAAGTCCGGCCTGCACCTTGGACATCTAGATCACCATACACATAACTAGGGATACCAGAATGATCGTCAGCGAGACGGCTAAACTTATCATACACGGCGACAAGCGTTTGCGCGTTACTTTCAGGCTGAGTAAATCTAACTGCAGGCGCAGACGACCCAACTGGGTCATTAGTAACTTGCCAAATTTTCCAAGGTGATAACTGAGTGATGTCTTCATTCGGTGGAATACGTTCAAGGTTAACCTCCACTTGTGGGCCAGATGAAATGCCCATGTTATTTACCAATGCGCGGGCAGCCGCGTTACAAACGTTTTGCAAATCTTCAATGATTTTGGGGATACCTTTGCCCCAGAACGCACCCGGACACTTGATGAATGACGACTTAACGTATGGTTTCT